CGAGTAGTCTTTTAGGTGCTGTTAATGCAGGTAACCTTGATCAAGGTACAGCTCTTAATTTAATTAACTCAAGAGTTGCACCTAGCAATAGTCAGTTTTTTACAAGCAATGCATTTGGTGACCTTCTTAATAGCCAGTTAAATCCAACACGTGCTGAAGGCATCATTGGCGATGCATTTACAACTAATTTATTTCGACCTGGAACCCAGTCACAAAGAAATGAATTATTTGCACAGGCAAGAGATCTTGGTGTATTAAACAATCCAAATGAACTTCGGCAATTTGCTGCTAGGCAATTAGCTAGGACTCCAGAAGGAGAAGCAAAGCGTCCTTTTGATCAAAACCAACTTAGGGCTGCTGCATATTACGGAAGGCCGGTCAGGAACGAACAGGGAGTCAATACAGGGCAGTATGCTGTATTCGGAGACGATGAAGCTAAATATGAAGCCTTTGATAAAGGTAAAGCACAGACAAATGCTTTCCTTAGTAACTATTTAAATAAATCAATGGGGGTAGCATAATGGGAAATCCAGCTTTTGGCTTTAGAGACTATAACGAAATGTTCGTTAAACGCGCTGCCAGTGGTGGTTGCGGAAGCGAAGAACGTGCTAGAGAAGCAGCAAGGGCTAAAGAAATCACAGGTATTAATAGCCAAAATGACGTCAATCAAATGATTGACTGGTGTAGACAGGAAGAAGAAAAAAAAGCAATGGATGCGGCCAAGCTGTCTGATATGCCAGCTGGCCCCTCAGGCCCTGCAAATACACCAGGCGGTAGTCTTTCAAACAGTGAAGGCATACTTGGCTCTAGAGGACTGACTCCGGCTGAATTTGATTTCGTTACAGGTCAAGAGGATGCAAAGCTTGATGCTGCGTTAGAAGAAAATAGACTTACAACAATTGGCAATTTTCAGCTTGCTAATCAAAGTCTACTTAATGATGCTTCAAAATATGTTGTTGATGGTAACATTGCTCGGGAACAAATCCAGCAAGATGGTGCTAACTTTAGAACACGCTATACAGCTGATACATCACTGGATTTAGAAAGGATTAGAAATGCAGGTGCGACTGAAGTTGCACAGATCGAAAGAGATGCAACTGTATTCGGATCTTTGATCAATAGCTTTAATTTCTAGATTAATATTTGTTTTGAGTATTATAATTATGAAAGTTATTTAACTAATTGACATGTCTAATGTACCCGGAGACGGCAGTAAGGCAGGACAAGACGCAAAGCTTGACATCCAAACTTTCCAGCAGCTGCTTCAAAAACTTGAAGGATCCAAAAAGCGTCAGCAGCGTCAGCGTTCCGTTGAAGGACGTCGTGACATCTATGCACAGGGTCTTGCTTCCATGCTCTCTAATTTCTGATCTTGGTTGCTACAACTTTTAATTTTTAAAGGGTATAGTTAGCGTGACTAGTTCATCTCCTCAGAAACCTAATATTGATGATACTTTTGCAGAGGACGATTTTTTCGACCTAGACAAATATAAAAAGGCAGCTCAGGTTGCCTTTGACTTCTCTATTGGTAAACAGCAGGAACAGGGACGTCAGACCAGAGAAAACATCGAGAAAACCGGGTTTGAACAACGCCAAACTAACCAGCAATCACAGGACTTCAGAGATCGAGACGAAGCAAGGGATTCAAGGCAATCCCAAAAGGCTTATCGATTCTGATATCAATATCCAAACTTTTGAGCATTGGCTCGATAACTTGGATAGTGCAACAAGGGAATCTTTTAATGCTTTTGCAGAAGATACCTTTTCGCCTATTCAGGTTTATATTTTTGCAAAGTTTTTAGGTTACGAAGGCAGTATCATTTGTGTTGATCACTGGGTAAAAGCCAAGTATCCTAAACCTGATCATCTAAAAGTTCTCTTGTATGAAATCAAAGAGATGCAGGAGGATGTCAGAAAATTAAGGGAAGATGTAGAAAACTTTACGGTTAAACGCGATGCAGGTGTTGCACGGATTGCTCAGATGCAAAAGGAGATTCGTGGAACCATTGCACAAGTAGATTTATTTACTTCAGCAAAAGATAGAAAGGGATTACTTCTTATCGGTGCTGATCGTGCTATTCGTGAAATGATATCTATTTTTAAAGATGACCCAATTGAAGGTCCATTACAAGAAGCGGCCATGTCTGTTTGGGCTAAGATACAATACGAGGAATAATTCAAACCATGGAAGAAACACCAGATCTTAACCAAGAAATTTTTGGAGACAAGAATTTCTATGACAGGAACTCTATTAATAATGTTCTTCAAGAAATAGATAAGAACAGGCGTATTTCTCCTGGGTATAACAACTTTAGGCCTAATGATGAAATACCTGCCAATGGTAACCCATACCCCAAAATGTCCTTGGCTGGTAAGTTCATGGATCCAATGGGAGAAGAGAGTCAAGGAATGATGGAAGAAGATGAAGAGATGATGAATAAAAAGATGATGAATGAAGAAATGATGTAACAGTAGTCTGTTACTATTTAATTAGTAATAGGTATAATTAGTGCCTTCTCATCTTCACCTTGCATACCGTAGGAATGCAAAGGTTTCTGCAGCAAACCATCGCATTCGCAAGAGTGATAAAGAAGAGTTATTTGAAAAAGCTAGGGAAGATTTTGGTTTCTTTTGTGAATATGTAGCAGATAAACCTCCAGCAGGTCATCATAGAGAATGGCATAAGCAGTTAGTAACTGGAGAAAATAGTTCTTGTCTTACCAAGATTGCAGGACCTAATATTGATTTACTTGGCCCCCGTGGTTCCGCTAAATCAACAGTATTAGGTTTATATACAGCTTGGGCGATTGGTATTCATACCATGCTCAAAAAGCCTTTGCAGATTTTATATCTGAGTTATACGGTTGATATTGCACGTTCAAAATCTGCAACTATTAAAAGGATAATTGAAACAAAAAAATATCAAGAAGTTTTTCCTAAAGTCCGGCTACTTAAAAACGTCACAAGTAATGAATACTGGTCTATCGACCATAAATTTGCTGGCATTGATACAACTGGCGAAGAACAATTTACTCTTTGCGCCGCTGGATTAAAAGGCTCAGTTACCTCCAAGCGTTCTCATCTTGTCATCATTGATGACCCTGTAAAATCTGCCGCTGATATTGGCAACCCAGACATTCGCAAGATGATGCAGGATAACTGGAATGCTGTGATTGCTCCGACGATGTTTGAAGGGGGCAGGGCAATTTGTCTTGGCACTCGGTTCCGTCATGACGATATTCACGCAACCACTTTCTGCCCTCAGAACAATTGGATGCAGATTGTCCTATCAGCGATATTAAATAATCCCGAGACAGGGGAAGAAGAGTCATACTGGCCAGAGATGTGGTCCCTAGATTACCTGAAAGAAAAGAAAAGGCAAGCCCCCGTTGCTTTTTCTTTTCAATACATGAATAAGATTATCAGGCAAAATGAACTTTCCCTTGCACCAGAACTTTTAGTTAAAGCTGAAATTTCAACAGATTTTGATTGCCTTGGCGTAGGTGTTGACCTATCTGCAGGTATCAAAGAAAAGAATGACTATACCGTGATGGTACTTGGCGGTCGCATTGGAGACAAAATACATATCATTGATTACCGAAGAATACGAGTCATGGGCAACTTGGAAAAACTTGATGCCATGAAAGAACTACTTAACGATTGGTCAATTATTGGCAGACAAGATGATGGCCTCTGGTTTCCTACATACAATACTTGTGATATTTGGTCAGAAGCTGTACAGTACCAGGCCTCTTTGGAAGCAGACTTTAAACGTGTGTGTTTAAAAGGTGACAATCTTTATAACTTAATTTGGCATCCAGTAAAAGGTTTTAGGTCAGATAAGCTTGCAAGGTTCAGGGGAATCATGGGTATGTTTGAAGATAGGAAGATTATTTTTAATCGCTATAGGAATTTCACCAATATGTTTGAAGAGCTTACTAATTTTGGCGTCAGCTCTCATGATGATTGTGTTGATGCACTGGTTTGGCTTGTTACTGGCCTAATGAAAAGAGGAAAACTTCAATTAGACTATTAATTAAAAATAGTATCTTTAGAACCTTCTTAGTAGATGGAACAACTAATAGTGCTTGCTATTGCAACTGTCACAGGAGGAGGCTGGCTTACAACAAAAGTATGCGGAAGAATGAGAGCATTGGAAGACAGGATTGATCGGATGCCACTTGAATATGTATTGAAGCAGGATTATATAAGGGAGATGGAAAAAATGAATACAGAATTTCGTGAAATCAATAATAAGCTTGATAAACTTGTGGAAAGACTTTTTGCCAAATGAGTTATTACGTTGAGTTAGAAGAAGACAAAAACGGTGATTTATTCTTAATGATTCCAGATGAGGTTATTGAAACACTTGGCTGGGAAGACAATACTTTATTGACTTGGGATATTAAAGGAGATGGAATTATTCTTCGTAGTTTAGATAGTGAAACAGGTTATGAACAGTTAGAATAATAAAAATTGCTGTTTTGATATGAACATGACCGGTATGAGTACCCAAGGTGGGATGATGGGTAACGCAATGGGTATGGGTAACGCGGGGCTATTAGGTTTTGGTAATTCTGCTGCTTATATCCCCATGAGACCTGGTGTTGATCCCATGCGAAGGAGTGCTAATGCAGGCCCAATGCAAACACTAGTTCGTAATCAAATGCAAGCCATGCCTAAAGGCATGTTAATGCCCGATCCACGTGCAATGATGTCTACTCCGATGGGTGGCAATCAATATGTATCGAATGGTCCTATCGGTGCTGGACAAAGCTTTATTGCAGGAAATATGGGTGGAATGGCAGGGATGCCAATGGGGCAATTTTCTGATCCAATGACCCGCAAAAAAGTATTTTGATTTGTAGTTAATGGCCCAAGACGATTCTAAATATACAAAACCAGCCCTTCGTGAACGGATTAAAAACCGTGTGATGAAGGGTACTAAAGGTGGTAAATCAGGACAGTGGTCAGCTAGAAAAGCACAACTCGTTGCTTCCGAGTATAAGAAAGCTGGTGGCGGGTACAAAGGCGGAGAAGGTAAAAAACAAAAAGCTCTAAAGAAATGGGGC